TGTTTGAAAAGATCTCTTTCTCCCCTCCTCTCCCCGTGACGGAAGTTAGAAAGAACCACTCTGTTCCCTCTAACTAGCCCCGCGTTGGCGGTAAAAACCATGTCGGGGAAGTTGGGGTCTGGTTGTATATGTTCTATTTTGGCCCCACTGTCCACAAGGCATTCTATCATTCCGTCCCACTGTCTCCGAGCTTTTGCCTCGTCTACTTTGTTGTCGACGTTCATCCAAGAATTTATTTCATAGTTGATGTTGAAAAATTCTGGTTCACATACAAGAATCCTATTCATTTCATGCCCTGCGGAAAGCTTAATTCTTCATCGTGATTGACGGTCCATGCCACTTCATGAGTTACTGCTCTGACAGTTCTTGCGGCAGATGGTAGTCCATTGCCAGACTTCTTCACTCCACCGAATCCCAAATGACTCTCGGCAGCAATACTCCCACCGTTCCAATAGCCAAGGCCATAATCACATTCATCACGCATTCTCCTTGCTACCTTGAAGTTCTCCGTAATTATTCCCACCGACAAGCCATAGTCGGTATCGTTGTAAATGTTAATAGCGTGGTCAATGTCATCAAACGGAATGATGGCAACGTGTGGCCCGAACACTTCGTTCTTTAGGAAGGGAGCGTCTCTCCACTCTGTTTTGTATACCATTGGTGACGCATAGTAGCCCGGAGAAAAATACTCTGGAGACACGAGTACCTCTGTGTCGGGGTCTTCGATAGCCAAGAGGTTGAATGCTTTAACTCGATCCAGTTGATTGCTGTTAATAAGCGGCCCCATATAGGACAAAGAACTTGGGGCGCCGTCAAGAAACGGTGGTCCGGGGGTTACTTGTACTGCATATTTACTGAACTCCTCTGAGAAGGCGTCATACAAACTGCGGTGTATGATTAATCTTCCCGCCGAGACACACCTCTGTCCCGATAGTTTGAATGAGCTTGCGACACTTGCTGACACAGCAAGGTCTAGGTTTCCGTCTTCACAAAGGATTACCGCTGACTTGCTTCCCATCTCGCAAGAGCATGTCTTGTGCCAACTGTCCGCACACACCCTTCGAATGTGTTGACCAACCTCTGCGCTACCGGTAAAGCAGATATGGTCAATATGTTCGTTTCTAGCGAGACAGCCTCCTACCTCTCCATCTCCATGAATAAGGTTTAATACCCCAGCAGGAATCCCAGCCTCTTCATAGGCTTTCACCGCAAGCTCAGTGCTCAGGGGGGCGTCTTCGCTAGGCTTAATAACAATCGTGTTGCCCTCTACTAATGCTGGGGCAGCACACCAGAATGCTCCGATGGCAAGAGGAAAGTTCCACGGGCTAATGATTGCCACTACGCCCTTGGGCTTGCGCAGCATATAGGCATCCTTCTCTGGTATCTCAGAGGCTAAGGCTTCACCGTGTGGCATACGACCAGTGCCAAAGGCGTACTGGGCCATGTGTAGGGCTTCATTAACCTCGGCCACAGACTCGTTGTAGTTTTTCCCCGTTTCCATGGAAATGGCTGTAGCAAATTTTTCTAGGTCTCTCTCAAGAATCTTGGCTACCCGGAACAGGTACTCTGCACGATTGACACGGCTTAGCTTTTTCCATCCATCAAAAGCCTGCCTAGCCGACTCACACGCCAACGAAACGCTGGCGGGAGAGGACTGCGGAAAGCAGGCCATTTCCTCTCCGGTACACGGATCTATCTTGGCAAACCCTCGGGACTCATTCTCTAGCCATTGGCCGTCTATAAAATTCTTCCCTTCGTATCCACTAAACATGCTATCCTCCCAGATATTCTTTTATTTGATTGCCAACCTTCTCGTATGAGAACTTCTCTCCCTGCTGTAGGCCTTCATCTCTGTCTATACTTTCCCGATTTTCGTAGTAGTATCGCATTTCTTTTTTGAACTTACTTTCGTCGGGTATAAACCATTCTTCTCTACCAGTAAAAATATCTGGAAATGCGGCGTCGTTGCAGTCGCAGACTCCCAGTTGTCCGTCCACTAGAGAGCCTGTGTTCGGGTTGTCGGAGTTAATGAACTCGCGTGGGCCGCCAGTGTTGCTGCAAATTGGAGTATTTCCGAAGCACATCGCATCAAAAGATGGTAGTGACCAACCCTCACCGTGAGATGGGCACAGAAAACAATCAGCATACTGATGCAGGGCGTTTAGCTCGTCTTCCGCGAGCCTGTTGCTGATTACCGTAATGGGCGGGTAGTCTTCTGTGCTCCTGTACATTCTTAGTCTGCTTTTCATGTTGCCACACAACTGATGAATTGCGGCGTCTATATTCGCAGGGGACTGTCCGAACTTGCCGACTTTAAGAATCAACGAAACTGGTTCAGATTTGTCGAATTCACTGTAGAAACATCTAATCACGGAGACTAAATTTTTTCTATCGTTGACATCTCCAACGTAATAAAACCTAAACCGTGAGTCGGCGTCGGGGATGCGCATATCTTTGTGCGGCTGTTTATACTTGGAGAGGTCAAAAGCATAAGGCACGACCCTTATACTGTCTGGCGGAAGAAGATTCTCCTCAACAAAAGTGTCTCTCATTTCTGTATTGGGAACCCAGACCTCCCCCATTTGTTGCAGATGAACAAACCAATTATTTGGCTTGATGCTTGCCGATTCTGATACAAATAAAGCTACATTCTTGTCCATAAGCTGGGTGCCAACCAAGTGGTGCGGCAATACATGCTGGAGACATGCGGTGCAGCCCTCGGAGTTCTTGCTTTCCAAATGCTTTATCCTTTGGGGGATGTCTTCGCTCCACTGTGTCAGCGTGACATTTCTGCACACCACGTCTATCCCAACCGAGTCCATTGCTAGGATATAATCTCTCGCCGCCTGTGCCCATCCGGTATCTTCTCGATAGTGACCTATGTATAATACCTTCATGGCGTTTTGTTTACCTTTTCCCATCTTCGTTGTTCCCATTGATTTCTTCTGTTACAAAGGCTGGACAAATGATCGTAGGCTATGTCGAGATTAAATGGCTGCCTAGTATTATTCCCTTCGAAGGCAGCAGAGCTTTCATTAAAGTACATCCCTCCCGTAGAGCCAGTGGCACTACGGTAAAGCAAGTCTCTGCAAAGTCTGGATTCAAAAAATGTATTTAACCTTTCAGGCTCACACAGAACATGTGAAATTAACCACTGGCTAAGCTGATGATGAGAGATGTCTTGGGGAAAGTCTGTGGGCTTTGGCTCTGGAGATCGTATCCTAGGAGCGGAGTACCAGTCCGGGTTCTGACTGCCTACGTCCACGCTGTCAAAAAAATCTTCCCAACGCTTTCCAGAAAGGTGCCACTGGTAGTGCTCCATGAACGCCTTGTACGTCTCGTGCCCTGCTCGTCTTCTCATGCTCTTTGGTTGGTCAAAAAACTCTTTGAACTTTTGAGCAGCCAAGTCGTTGTCTGGTACAGCCCTAAAACATCCGGTTTCAAGCTCTCTGTACGTCCCCTTCGGTGTAATAGGGACTCCCTTTAGTTTGCGGATCACGCTTTCCATAGCCGAATAGTCTGTTCCCATAACGGGGACTCCGCAAGCTGCGGCTTCTACTTGGGGCAAGCCAAACCCCTCACAGTTGGCATATTGCACATAAACATCAAACAAGTTGATAATAGAGGCTAGGTCTTCATAGCTGGCTCCCTGCTTAACGCTGGACAGGGAAGCTCCAAACTTCCCAGTGTAGGGTGACTCAGCAACGGCACCCTTGAACAGGGACGGGAAAGGTTTTCCGGTTTCACTGCATATATAGGTAAACATCACATGCGACGATAGCTCGTGTTCCTGTAGTAGTTCTGGCATGTTCCACCCCAAGTCGGGATAGCTGGTGTGACAGTATAAATAGTACTTTTTGTCATCGGAGTTGTCGAGGAACTTCTTGAACGCCTCAAATAGATCGGGGTATAGCTTGCGTCTTTGGTTACGCATGACCGTGCCGATGATTTTATACTCGGGATCGATCCCATACTTTTTCTTGTGGGCATCTTTATCTTCTATAGGCTGGTAGGCCGGGTGGGCAGAAGGAGGTGCGCTGCCCAGATAATTGATTCTCCCCCCGCCCTGCTCTTGCAAAACCCCTCCTGCCCAGTCGGAGTATGTAAAGCAGCAGTCTGCCGATGCGTATGTGGCAAGCCACTGCCTAGCCTGTGGGGATGCGTCCACGGTTGGCATAATGCACCACTTGAAGTACGGCCTGAAAGGTGATCGTTCCACAAAATCTAGCATCCAGAAGTCTCGTATGTCGCACACGATATCTGGGAAGAAGTCTAAGCACACTTCCTCGAATATAAACTCACCAAACTGGTTGGTGGGGCTAGACTGGTACGACTGCTTTTCTTCCTCGGTAGACTTAGGCTCACACTCTGCGTTTGGCATCACTCCATAGTACAACCAAGGAAGGCTGTTCGCCCTTGGGTCGTTTCTTTCGCCATAGGAGGCTAGCTCGGCCAGTTCGTACTTTCCTGTGGAGTGGAGGTACTTGAGCACCTCTCGGGCATAAGTGGCGTATCCCGTGTTTAGAAATGTAGCTTCGCTACAGAAAAGGATTCTTTTTTTGCGCATTTCCTACTCGCTATCTTCCATGTGTAGTGTTTCCAGATCAAACTCGTTCACCCTAAACACGATGCTTTTGCTGCCCTTGGATGGATGTTTAGCAGAGGCATGTATATGTATCTTTGAACCCTTTTGGGCGATCTTGCATATAGTTTCAGCGCCTGTGTGCCAAGCTTCGCACCTAATAAAGGTTGGGATGCGATTCTTTTCTCCGGTGCTTTTTGTTTTTCGGTACGTATACACGACGACTAAAAATTCTACAAAGCTTACGTCGTTCACCGTGGCAAGACAGGGGTCTTCAGTCAAGTATCCTGTAAATGAACATAGGTTCATGTACTTCTCCCTTTAATTACAACGCAGCGATCTTACTATATTAGCCAAGACTGAGGCATTAATACACACTAAATTTCGTAAATTGCATTAACTATGAACGAGTTGTCACTTTTAGATGCCTTGCCGCGCATAATAATATTGTTACCTTCATACATGATGTACTGGTGCTTATCCCTGCAATCGGGAAACACAACCACGCTGTCCATAGAACAGGTTTCATCCTCCACGGTTAAGAACGCCATGGTCTTGCCTTTAGACTTGCCTTTGTTAATCTTGTAGTCCGACACCCTCTTGATGTTAACTGCCACCTGTAAATTTGCTCCGGTCTTGCCGTTTACAATTTCTTTGCAGGTCGAGTTGGCCCCGGATGTATCGGAAGTCTCTACTTTGGCCATTGACACAGGGCATCCAAGCAGTCTTGTTTCTTGGTCCACGATCCAACTAGGGTCATCTGATAGATCATACGGGGGATGTTCCAACAATTGTATCTCGTTCTGAACCAGTTGGCTCCTTTCCACCCGATGTGTTCCACCGCCCTCTTTCTTGATGGGGGCCAAGTCTTGCAAGGCAGAGATTAGCGTCTTCCATCTTTTCTTGGGATAGTGCTCTACCAGCCACGCTGTTTCTGCCTTTGTAAGATTTTTGTATATCTCGTATTCATAAAGCGCGGAGTTTCTGGTTACCTTATCTTTAAACCCACGGAAAAATCCAACCGAAGCCAGCGCCTTGAACGCCGTGGAGTTTATCTTGGCAGAAAGGTATAGAAGTATTTCCACCCAGAAAAAATTGTCCGCTGTTTTTTTAAGCTCTGTCTCCATTTCATTCACCGATTGTATTACCTTGTCTCCTGTTTTGCCGGTAAGAGATTTGATGTCCTTTACACCAAAGTAAATTTTGCCCTCCGTGAAATGAAACTTGTCTTTAAAGAATGTGATGTTTGGAGTCTTTGTTTCTATATCAAAGAGTTTTGCTTCTGATATTAGCTCGCGGACCTCATCCTGTGAGTCTTGTTTCTCGTTGGCATAATATAGATAGGCGACAAAAAAGTCATCCGTGTGATGGGCTTTGCAATAGGCACTCCAGTAGGAACATATTGCGTAAGCAACTGCATGCGACTTGTTAAAGGAGTACCTAGAGGATTTTTCTATCCAGCTAAATATTTCTTCGGCCACGTCCTTGGTGACGATTCCTTCCCTCTCAGCGCCTGACAAGAAGGAACTCTTTACTTGAGCCATAAGGCCAGCCTTCTTTTTGCCGATGGCCTTTCTTAATACGTCGGCTTCTTGTAGGTCAAAACCGGCAATCTTTTGGGCAATCCTCATCGATTGTTCTTGATACACAAGGACGCCGTAAGTAGGTTGCAGGATGTCCTCTAGGGATTCGTGAATGTACGCGATCTCTTCTATTCCGCGCTTTCTGTCAACATATCTCTGCGTCATGGACTTGCCATCTGAAAAAGCCTTTAAGCATCCGGGCCTAATGAGAGCCACAAGCGCCGAAAGTTCTTCCACATTGCTCGGCTTAAGCTTCTTTGCCCATGACCTTCCGAGGTTGCTCTCAAGCTGGAAAACGCCCTTGGTCTTTCCCTGCTGGAACAATTCCCAAGTTTTGGGACAGTCGTAGTCCGTTACCTCGGCGGGATTAAGAAACATACAGATCGCCTTTCGCGAAAGCTTTGTCGATCTTTAGGTTTCTGTAAACTGACCTATGGGTTTTCATAAATTTGATCATAATATTTGCGGTATCTTTTACGTCCTGAAGGGCGTCGTGAGCATTTTCTTTGCTTAGGCCCATCCTGTCGCGCAAAGAATCCATGCTGATAGATTTAACTGACGGGTCTCCTTCGCTCCACATAAAGTAGTTGTCCATCATGTCCACCTTATAGATGGCATGAAATAGCTTTTGCTGTTGTCTATCAGGGTTGTAGGGGCCGTATTCTTTGCACAGCCTGTCTATAATTATCATGTCAAAGCCGACGATATTAAACCCTGCCGGGATAGGCGCAAACCACTGGGTTCCTTTCCAGTTATACTGATCCACAAACTGGATGAACTTCTTCCAAACCGATCTTAGAGTGGGGGCCTTTTTAAGTTCTTCTCTAGTTTTCCCTGTAATCCGTAAGGCTTCCTCTTCTAGGGGATCTAGACCGGCCTCGATAGCTTTATTGTCGCTGAGGATGGGTCTAATTTCACTGTTGAAAGTGCCCTTGAGTTTTAGATTTCTGCCGTCCAAGGCAAGCGCTGCCAGTTGTGTAGGCTGGGTTTTATGGGGATTTCGAGAGCCGGTTTCAAAGTCAAAAACAACAATGTCTCTACTGGCCATAAGATGGTTCCTTGTTATTAACCAAGTTTTGAATTTTCATTATCTTGTCAAGTAGGGTTATCCCTAGTACGTCAAATTTTACATGTCCTAAAGCTTCTAGGTCAGACATTTCAAGTCCAGCCACTTTTTCTGAGCCGCTTTTCTGGGCTACCATTGGGCATACCCGGCCTAATGCCTCTCTGGATATAACCACCCCTGCGGCGTGTTTACCTTGGGTCTTAAACGTTCCCTCTATGCGAATGGCTTGCTCAAAAAAGTCTGCATAGGTTCCTTCAAGCTCACCCCTGCTGTTGACAAAACAGAAGTCTCTCAGTTCGTCGGCGTTGTTTATAAGCGCCCATTTAATGATAGAGCGGTCCTCTTCGTCCATTGCCTCTAGCTGGTCAGAGACATCGGCCTCATTCGGAATGCTTTTGGTCATTTCGTTCATCTCGCCAAACGAGCACGCCGCATTGATGCGCATGATTTCTTTCAGTGCGCTTCTGCCACGCAGCTTGCCAAACGTTATCATTTGGCTAACCCTGTCGTGTCCGTATTTATCTTTTAGGTATAGTATAATTTCATCTCTTTTCTTGCCGGGAACGTCTATGTCAATATCCGGCAGGGCAATATGATCACCAGTGTTTCTTCCGCTGTTGTAGAATCTTTCGAAAAGCAAGTTGTATTCTATGGGGTCAATCTTGGTAATCCCTACTAGGTAGGATATTAAACATCCCGCAGCAGACCCTCTGCCCGGACCAGATAGCCATCCTTGTTCGGCCACATAGTTAATTATGTCTCTTACTATCAGAAAGTATCCGAACAGGTTTGCACCTTTTATAACTTCGAACTCTTGCTTAAACCTGTCAAGATATACTTCTTCCGTGGCGGGGTCACTAAATTTGTCTCTTGCCACAAGAAGTGTTTTCCAACCCTCTCTGCACAGTTGCTTAAGGTATGCTTCTTCTGACTCCCCGTTTGGGCATTCAAACTCTGGAAGAAGGGGCTTGCTCAATATGTCGTAGCTCTCACACTTGTCTATAATGTCTGACACCTCTAGGGCTTGCTGCTGGTCGCAGTCCAGTAGTATTTCGGCCACCTCTGTACTGTCTGGAACGTGATAATCGCTGCTATCAAAGAACTTCTCAGCCCACGGGTCGGCTTCTCCAGACTTAAGGTCTTTTCTAACCTTGGGTAGTGTGGTTTTCATCCCTGAGCATAAAAGAATTCTGTGTAGCTGCGCGTCTTCGCTGTTGACGTAATAGCTCTTTGCGAGAGCGGGGGATTCTACATACGCATCCTCACCAAGGGCAGAGTATCTCTTGGGGGAAATGCAGATTAGATTTCTGTTATCAAAAATTCTTCTGGCTTCGTGGGAGGGTACGTTGCCGTCTGCATCTAGAGAAGATATAAGATCAATAAGATCATGCCACCCAGCCTTATTTTTTGCTATCAGCGTGAAGTCGTCAAAGGCGCACCCTATAATGGGCTTGATGTTGTGCTTCACACAAGCTTGATAGAACGAAACCGCCCCAGAGATGGACTTATAGTCGGTTATGCCGCAAGCCGCGTACCCGTTCTCGCTACACTTCTTGGCAAGCTCTTCGGGCTTGGAAAATCCCTTAAGCAGGCTGTAGTGGGTATAATTACAGATCGGTGCCCAGTTCATTCCGTCCTCTTCAATGTAAATTTTCAAAAAGTGAGGCCGCTTACTCGAAAGCTTCTGCAATCCTTCCCTGAGAAGCGCCTCGTCCCTGTTGCTGCTGTTGCATCCTGAGCAATTGTTGCAAGTGTTGTAAAAGAACCGTGTCTCGTGCCCGGCCTTGTTCTAGGATTGTGTCCAATTTTGCATTTATGGCCGTCAGGTCTACAGGCTGACCACGAGCAGGTTCTGCTGGCTCGTCACGTCTAAGGGATATTACAAAACCCAAGGTGATCGCAACCAGCACAACCAGTGCGCGAGAGCAGTTCAGGATCTTTTGGCCTGTCATAGGATAACCTTGCCGTCGCCCTCTAAGAGATACCTAGGTCTGCCACCGCTGTCTGTTCTTTGGGTGTCTAGCGGAATACCAAAGTGGTCAAACATGGTTGCGGCAATATCAATAGGGCCTAGCGGTGTCTCTTTCGGGTAATAAGACTTGTCGGACTTGCCGATAACTTGTCCATGGTTATAGTCTCCACCGGCAAGAAGCAGGGTGGAAATGGATGGCCAGTGATCCCGTCCCGCGTTCTTGTTTAATTTGGTTCGACCAAATTCTCCCGTGACAACCAAGAGGGTGTCTTTGTTCATGCCTCTCTGGTGAATGTCCTCCACAAAAGCGGACAGAGCCTTGTCTAGTGGGGGAACTCTTCCCTCTAGAGACTTTTGAATGTTTCCGTGCATGTCCCAGCCACCATAATGGATAGTGACAAACTTGGTCCCAAACTCAGACAGCCTTCGGGCTAATAGTAACTGGTCGCCAATGCCACCCTTGCCATACTTTTGGCGCATAGCTTCAGGTTCTTGGTCGAGGTCGAATGCGTCCTTAGCGTTTCCTAGGATTACATTGTAGGCTTGGTTGCCAATCTTGGAGAAAGATTCGGCTTCCCGATCAACCACCCTATGCTTGCTGTCCAAGGCATTCAGCAGACTCTTGCGATCCTTAAAGCGATCTAACGCAATTCTGGGGATCAGGTTTTCTTTGTTTGAGGGGTCAAAGGGCTTGTAAGCCCCTCCCAAAAAGGCGGGTTGCTCCCCTTCGATCTTTCCCTGCTTTACATAGCTAGGCATCCCGTTGACAGGATGGTTCGTTCCAAAGACAGCAGATACGACGGCTCCATAGCCGGGGTACATAGAATCTGCCGTGTTCTCTCTTTTTGAGTTTCTATGCCCCGTCATAACCCAGTGGGTGGCTTGCCTATGGGACGAGTCCCCATGGGTAAATGAGTTCACGGCAGTGAGCCTGTCGCCCTGTTTGATCAGGTCGTCAAAGAGTCCCCCAAACGCCAGACCGTTTGGGTGTGTGGCAAGGCCGCTGGTAGGCTTAAATTCGTCTGGTGTCGGCTCCGTGGGGGCGTGGAAAGTCTCAAACTGAGTAGGGCCACCACCAAGCCAAACCCAAATCACAGACTTGTCGTTGGGGGATGTGATTCCCTCCTGACTAAAAGCCAGATCGGAAAATGGAACCGCGCTGAGTCCCGCCCCAATGCTCCCAACAGTAACAAAGTCTCGCCTATTAAATCGCAAGTCTAGCATAGCTTCCTCCTCCTTTTTTTGTCCCCGACTTTAGCCCGGAGCGTTGTAATAACCTATATTAAAGCCTTCTTTGGTGCATTCCTTAACAGTATCATCCATTCCGTGCTTGTCAAGGTGCTCCTCTATATATATACACATGTTCTTGTCAGTACCATGCCAATTATTTTTAAAAAAATGGCAGAGCTTGGTGCATTTCCAGTGACTCCTGTCTCTTGATAGTGGTCTTGGCTTGTGGTTTTCTCGTATGGATGAGAATGTGTCCTTAAGCATGCCTAGGAACTTTTTCTCATCTCTCTTGTCAAAACACATTGAGAATGGACCGCCATCCTTGACATAAAAAATAGTCATGATTGACTGGTCGTACTCTGGGAACATCTTGGATATGGCATAGTTGTATAGTAACAGTTGGGGGTCCACCAGAAGCTTTTCGTAAGTCTTCTCTTCTCCAGTAACCCAGTCTAACCTTCTTCCGGTTTTCCAGTCTATCACCTCTATTATACCATTTTCTGCCTCTGTTACAAGGTCTATTGTCCCTTTTATGGCAAGATTCCCAGAAATTGTCTCGCCGTTTGGTAGCTCGTAGTCGTACTTGGCCCAGTCTTCTTCTATCAGAATATCAAAATGCGGCTCAGAGGCCACAACCTTCCTGAATCTAGGATCGAATTGTCCGTCGTTGTACTCCAAGGCGCTCCAAGCAAGCTTTTCGCAAGTTTTTCTGTCCCCAGCAGTGAATTTGTTTTTGGATTGCTCGGTATAATAATCAAAACTTCTGTCCGCAAGTTGCACCACGAAAGAATCATCGAGGAACTTGCTGGCATGTATCTTGACTTCCCCCAAGGCGTCATCATCTGTCTTCAGGTATTTTCTTTTGGGGTTGTCTTGCTGGAATTTCTTAAGAGAGGCAAATACCTCCATCACCTTGTGGACTATTGTTCCCATCTCTGCCTTCTTCCCACTGTCTGACTGATATCCCAACACATAGGTCAGGAAATACTGCATCTGGCAGAAAGAATAATTGTTATAGCTTGAGCTACGAATGTATGTAACTAACATGCTTAGCACACCCCTAGGGTAGATATTGTAGAGCAAAGGTTTTCCACGCCGCCCCGTGAATTGTCCACAATGGCGTCGAAGTTTTTCCAGTCATAATTGTCTTTGTCTAGTGCCACCTCGCTGTCATGAGAATCTGTCAGCTTGTCCCTTGTAAGCCTGATCACTCTTCCTCCAGCCTTTTGAATTGCCTCCACCTCGTTGGGAAATCTAACGTCAGCCACGATGGCTAATTCTGTCTGCTCCCTACGGATCATGTCGATGGTATGGTCTACCCAAATAGGACCATGCATTTGCCTCATCACGTTAGTTCCGAAGTACTGCATAAACTCTCTGGCGGTCATGTACTTGTCAGCACCTGCGTTAACCATCCACTGGTACTCTTTTGTAAAAGGCATGTCTTTCCAGAAGAGGTGGGTTGGGGTGTTTTTTTCCTCGTTAGTGCCGTAGACCTGCCCCGGCTGTAGGCCAAAAAACTCTACACAAATTCTTTTGAGTCCATCGGCAAAGCTATACAGCTTAACATATGGCCACATATTTCTTTCGGCGTAGGCTACGAAATCTGCATCTTTTCTTGCTACGTCCAGCACACCCCAGCCGCTATTGCCCAAGGAGTCAGCCGTTAAAATGGCAAGCTCTCCCTTGGGAGTAACGTCGAAATCCTCGACTAGGCCTTTGTTCTTCAAGATGCTTCCATGGATGTAATTTGCCGTCGTGTTTTTGCCCGACTGCTTTTTTCCAGAAATGCCCAGTATTACCATTAGAAAGCACCTCTTACTTGTGTCAATACAGTGTCCTTGATTTGATCAACGCTCATGTCTCCAATATCCTTACGCAGAAGTCTTGGAAATTCCAGCTTGAACATACGGCCCAACTGTCTGCACAACTGGGTTTTGGATTCTCTTCCTGCCTGATCGTTATCTGTCAGGATAACAAGTCGTGTTACTCCGCTTTGTTGTATCTTTCGTTGCTGTTGCTCGCTGAGAGACTTTCCAAAAATGCTTACTGCGTTTGTGATGCCCGACTCGTAAAGCTTCCACACGTCTCCTTGCCCTTCGGTCACAAAGAGCAGAGAAGTTTCTGACGCTTGACCGATAGCCCTGTGGTAATTATACAAAAAATGCCTCTTGTCGAAGCCTTTTGTGAAGAGAAATTTTGGTGTCCGGTATTCCTTTGTGGACCTGCCAATGTGAGCCACTACAATGGTTCCGTCGTCATTGTGGATAGGTATCACTGCTCTGTGGTGCATGGGAGAGGATTTGTCGTAGCAATCTCCAATCTCGAAATGCAACATTGTCTGCTCAGAGAAGCCGCGAGATAAGAAGTACTCTGAGGGGTGTGTAAGATTATACCTGTTTCTGGTTGATGTGGGCACAAATTTTTTCGATTGGGAAAACATAGTAACAAGTTTCACAAAGCCGTCTGGCTCTTGCTCCTTGTCTATTGTAATATTTTTTCGGTCTATGTTAAGTATGGTACAGGCAAAGTCTAGGGCTTTTTTGAAGCCTACGTCTTGGCCGCTCTGTTGGGACAAAACCCCCTGAATCAGACCAAATACGTCGGTTCCGTATGTATCATGGCAGTCTCTGGTCCAGCATCTCCACAGTTCCTTGTCAGTAGAAAGAGAAAATGCCCTGCTGTTGTCGCTGTCTTCGTGGACTGGGCAAGTAGAGTATATATTATCTCCCATGATTTCATAGTCGATATTTAGATTAGTCAACAAAAGCTCAATATCAGAAAAGAGCATCTTTTTGATCTGCTTAGTATTAATCTTCGGCATCGTCTTCTTCGTCTAAGTCTAGTTCGTCGAGATCATCAACTAGCCCAGTGTCACCGCCGGGACTCTTTCTAAATTCGTTCCTTGTTTTTAACTCGTTGATGATAAACTTGTCACCAATGATGTTCATGTTTATGTAATCGCCATCGTCTAATCCTCCACCGTGGCGAGCCACCACGGGAACAAGTTTCCTATTGCCAGCGCTAAGCCCATCCTCAGCTAGCTCTTCTGGGGATTTATTCTTGAAGATCGTAAAGGAAGTACATAACCAAATAAGCCTGTCGGAGCCGCTCACCGTGTCTGTGCTCTCCTTAGTAATGCCATCCCTGTTAAGCTGAACGAAGGCTAAGCACGGAACATCGAGCTTGACACAGGCGTTGTGGAGAGAGGTGATCTGAAAGCCTAGGGCTTGGTATTCCTGTATGTTGTGTGTGATAGAATTTGAAGACATTAATTTAAGGTAGTCGTACACAATTAGACAATCGTTAGTATTGCCGTTCTCGTCTGTGCCCACCTCTTGCATTATCCAACGCTTAATAATATTCAACACCTGCTCAAACGGTTTGCCAGCCACTGAAACGTAGCTGTAAGGTATGGAGCTTATTTTCTTGACAGCTTTCTCTACTTGAGACAACTTTTCGTCGTTATCTGTAAATTGCCCACACGAGATGTCGCTGATGGATATCTTACTTAGGTTTGCTAGAATTCTATTGAGGTGGTCGTCTTTAGACATCTCTGTGTCCAGCATCAATACTGGAATGCCCTGAGATGCTACGTGTATGGCAACATTATCAGCAAAGGCGCTTTTCCCCACCTTGGGTCTAGCGGCTATCAGATCGACACACTTTCGGCGTAACCCCCCGCCTATTGCTTGGTCAAACCTAGGGAACCCAGTGGGGATGCCTACTATGTCGCACTGGTTTTCTGCCAAGAAGGTTACATACTCTTCTATATTATTGCCAATCTTCTCCGGCTTCTCCCCACCGTCATCCTCTCTCAAGAAGTCCATAAGGGGGTTTTCCACCATAGAGACTATCGTATCTATAGTTTCTGACCCATCAATGCCGCCGACATCATTACTGATTTTGTTGGTTAAGTCTTTGATGCTTCTAGCAAATTCAAACTTCTTGATCTGAACAGCGAAGTCTAAAACGTTTTCCTTCTTAACCGGAAAATCAAACAGAGACTTAATGTATGTAAGCTCCTGTTTGCTGTTAACCAGTTCTGCAAAGTTCAACTGTGAGGCCGCAGACAAAATAGAGGGCAAGTCTATTTCCCTGTTAGCTTGAATGGCAGACTCTACACACCTGTAAAGAACTTGGTTATTGTGGTGAGAAAATGTGCGGTGGTCTATGATGTCAGACACGTCAACGTAAACATCAATCCCGTGCCTGAAAAGACCCGCCAATACCGCCCTCTCCGCTCCAACATCTGATAGGTCGTGGCTCATTAAGTACTACCTTCCGGTGCATCGGTTGCATCTATGATATTCTCCATAAACCAGCTTGGGACTTACTTTAAAAGTCTTTCCGCAAACGTGGCAGTTCACCTCCGTCTTTTTCGGGGGAGAACGTCGCCTTTCTGTTCTCTCAAAATCTGGTGTTTCTATGTGGGACAGTTCTCCGGTGTCTTCCCATTTGTTCTTGCCGCCTTTCACTTTGGTTCTCCTTTTTTTGTTAGAGTCTCTGTTTTTAACAGTAAAATCTTTACCGACGCTTGCAGGCTCTTCCTCTTCGAGGGCCTCCTCGACAACTCGGTCAAGGTCATTTAATGTCTGACGAAGCAGATCTTTTTGGTCATCACTCAAGTTCTCTAGTAGCTTGTCTATATTCATAATCTCTTCCCTTTTTCTAGTAGGATATCTCCCTTACGCTTGAGTTCATAAACCTTGCCTTCAAGTGACTGTAGCCTAGCTTCAGCTACTCCCCGCATCTGATCGCACTTGGCCGCATAGCTGTTCTCTCTTATTATACTCTGGCGCTTTACCTCGTGCTTGGTGTATTGGTCAAAATTGTGGAGATTGCCTACCACGAGTTTCTCTATCTGGTCATTACACCAGTCGAGGACTACCTTGTTTTTGTTGATCTCATCTTGGACGTAAGAAGAGTACCCATACAGGATATACGCCCTATCAAACAACTCTTGCTGCGTCAGCATCTTGATTTTATCAATGGGCATGTTGGATGCCTCCAGAAATTCTTCTCTGAAGGTGGCAAACCTGACATTAGACAGGTCAAGGTAGTCGTCTATCTGCCCTATGTGTTTAGCTAGGCGCTCAGACGCCTTTAATTGTATTTCGCCAGTCATCTTCGTTATCCGAGTATTTTAGGACTACTAATTCAATGTCATTAAGTTCACACCACTTCAGCTTGTCTTCGTCTCTGGACTGGGCCTTTAAGAAGGCAGCTTTGTTCTTGTGAAAGAACGGGCTATATTCATAGTGTTGTTGGCCGTGTACCTCTATACCTAGTCGCAGGTTTGGTATGAAGAAGTCTAAATAGAGTACGGACCTTCTGTGGGACGCCGTGCTGCCGGGAAGCTTGACCTCCTCAAGTATTCTATAACTGTGGTATATTTCTTTCAGCAATTTTCTGGCGCGTAAATGATACTTAGACCGCTTCTTCTTGTCGTTGTCATATACATCATATTTGTTAAGATTCCAAGTGTACTCCCTGCCGCTAAAGCCTGTCGCTTTCAAAATAGTTCCCTTACTTTATCATAGATGAAGCTGCACACGTCAGGGTTTTCGTTCAGGAAGTCTGAAAGGTTGTTAACACCCTGAAACTTGAAGAACTTTTCTGTCTCTTCTTTAGAGTCTGGCACGCCGTTGTCCTTGAGAACTTTGGCTATTGTTGGGTGTTCTTTGTCCTCTAGGGCGCAAGATATCGTGTACCACGCTCCGGCGCTCTTGATCAACCTAAACTCGCAGGCAATCTGTATCACTTCTTGGGTTTCGTCTATGCCTATCCCGTATCGTATCCAGCCTTCTGCTGTAGAATTCGGTGTACCTCCGGCGTTTGATGTTAACACCTTCCAGTTTGCAACCTGTCCAATGTGTGGCCCGGTATCCTTGGGAATTTGCCACCTGCCCCTGTGGGTAATAGCAATATTTGTTCCAGCCTGATACTGGATCATGTTTCCTCCATCGGTCATCTTTGCCGGTGCCCACCTACTGCCTCCGGTATTGGCGATGTTGTGTAGGATGAACAAGGCAACTGTTTTGTTCTTTGTAACCTGACCACCAATCCGTTTAAGAAACATGGACAACAATCTGGGAAGGGCATTTCTTACGCCGGTCCTGATTAGTCCTTCAAGCTCATCCTTCGGAACCATGCTAGATACAGAGTCAACAACAATGACGCACTCGGGGTCGTTATTTATGTAAAATTCAATGATATTGAGGTAGTCCTCTGCTGACAGAGTTCTGTCGTCAGTGGACTCCACGACTATAATGTCTTTTGGGCGAAGCGATTTTATACCTTCAAAGTTCTGTATGGCTAGTCGGCCCTCGGTGTTAACGTAGATAACCTTTTTGCCAAGTTGCTGGCATTTTCCGGCAAAATGAAGCGCCGTGGTTGTCTTGCCCGTCTTGGGGTCTCCCGACATGACTACGCAACTGCCTTCACGGATGCCTCCACCTAAAGCTATGTCCAGCGCAGGAGACAGGCTAAGTAGCCCAAGGCTCGTAAGATTTTCAAGAACCTCTGTTCCGGGTCGGACAACATCTCCGTAGGTAGCTATAATTGTGTTGCTCGTTGGATCATCGTCAAATTTAGTTATCTTCTTTTTTGCCATCTAGCTCCCTCAATTTCTGCAAGGTGGATTTATTCCCGTGGGCTTTATTTTGCCTCGTCGTGGCATCTTTTTTGAAGCGGATAGTTTTTGTGGACTTGTCCTCCCTCTCGATCATCTTGTGGTATTGCTGAATTATGGATTCCAGAGGCGGGTATTTAAGAGAATACATGCGACGGCACTCTGGGGAATTGACGGCCCTAACAACTGCTGATTCTGGATATTTCCTGAGAAGCCTGTGGGCCAAAACCACCTGATATTGGAATACTTTTTTCCACTTTGGCGTGTTCCAGAATTTGTAGGGCTGAGCGCCGACATTTTCTTTTTCAGCCATGCGAGTACAAACAATCTCTGCTATGTACTGGGCACAGGTAACATAGTCGCCGCCGGAGGGCGACTTGTACCTACTTTTATCTGTCGGATGTTCGGGCATGATTGTATATTATAGCTTCTTCAAAGCATTTGTCAAGAGGGTCTTCGACTTTTTCTTCTTCGATTAGCTCTGGCGTAAGCCACTGAGTCTTGTGTACTATATCTCCTTCTACAATCCCAATGGTGTAGTAGTGCTTAGTTGAGCCACCGATAAGCCCCATGAGGGACCGGACAAGATACACCCCCTCCGTGTTGCGAGTGTCGGTCTCGACGACGTGTGAGCGATATTGTAGCTTTATGGAGTTCACGTAGAGATTTTGGTCTGAGCATGTCTGGTTAATGTCAAGCCAAGTGTTGTATTCTTTGAACCAAATCTCTGTCCCATCGGATAGACACACCCTGACCCAGATGGCCCTTTTGTCATTCCGGTACTCTGCAAGCCACTGCTCATGAGTTGTGATATAATTATTCATCGTCCTCTTGGGCGACATCGGCATCTGCCTTGGTTTGCGTTACGCACCCCCTAGTTCTGAGCGACAGGTCTGCCTTTCTGGTCGCATCGCTAATGCTGGATGCGGTCTCGGTCATTGTAACAACCCCTTCCCGGCTGGCCATCTGATTACCGGCCTTTATCCTCGTGGGGGCCTCTAAAGCTTGGAGCTTATCAATTCGTCTCTGTATCGC